GCGTAAAAACAGTATATTCAGATAAATCACTATAATTTGTGATTATGTGTGTTAAGTATTGATTCGCCTCACACATATTAGGGTTATTTTCAATTTGTACAACCCTATGACCAGAAAGTAAATCCATACTAAATTCTGGATGTCTATTAGTTAAACTTAGCACCTCATCTATTTCTTTGGATACACTTCTGGCAAATTTTATATCTTTTTTAAGTTCAGATAGAAAAGATAAAAAGGAATTGTTTGAGTAGTTTCGTGTGAAATTAAAATTTGAAATATCCCGCTTATACTCAAAGTCAGCATGTTTTGCTTTGTTTTGATTTTGTTGTTTTGCCGTAGAATACTCAACAACAATACTCTCCATTCCTTTTGCCCAAGAAAGGTTTTCTCCATTACTAGCAATAACTATTTCTAAGAATTTCATTTAGATCCAAGTAGTTTTATGATCTGTTTGCGTAAATAGGTTGCGCTTTTATTGGCTTTTGCATCTTCGACCAATTTAACTGATCTTTCGTAAAATGTAATGTAATAGTTTGCCAAGTCGAGTATTTCTTCCATTATTTCGCACATCAACGGCTTCTCTTCTATTTTGGTTCGGTACTTGGTATATCCCCTTAAATACTTGGCATACATCAAATCCTGCATCTTTTTAGACAATCTTTTACCGTGGGCGATTCTGTCCTTGGGTATTCTCATCGAAGTCCTCTCCCGCCAACAGACCTTTTGATGCCCCAAATTCGCTCTACGATAGGGCTAAAAAGCGTCTTTGCTGGCTTCTGGGACGCTTGTAGCTCCCGCCAGTTTTTAAAGTTACTATCCTCAAGATGGGGGAGTTCCCAAGAGATCGGGCGCAAACCGAATTCTTTGCCTATCCGTTGAGCCTTTAGGTAGCTTGCCGTATCGTCCCAAGAAGATTCTCCATTCCTTACTGGCACGAAATCTATCGCCCTTCCGTAGTTGTGGAAACTTTGACCAGCACTTGCATTTGTGACCTTGTTTCCTTTTGTGGATCTGCCCTGTTGATATAGTTTTTCTTGGTCTTCATTCGATCTGTATCCGCAATAGACAAGAATCTTTAGACCCTCTGCCATGCACTCTTCGTACCAGCGAATCACCCTTTCCTTAAAATCTGCCTGTAGTCCGTCGAATACCTTGTAGCTTCTCTCCTTGTAATTCATTTATTGCGCTCTACTTCGAGTTGGTACTGAAGCTCGTTGATTGTTTGAAGGGCATCTCTAGCCCAGCCCTTAACATCTTCATTGGATTTCATCACTTCTGCAAAGCGATAATCCGTGGTTAAAAATGTTACCGTGTCTGTAGGGAGGAATTGCGAGCTTGTACTAGCGCAACCACCAAGGAATGCCATTACTACCAGAGAACAAGCGATCAATCCGATCTTTGTTGTCATTCCGCTTTTTTCTAATCTCGGATTCTTTTTGTTCCTTCGTAGTCGGCCAGAACCGAAGAAGCAGATCAATTAAGGCTCCGATTAAGCGAATCACTTTTTATCGTCGATGTGTAGTCCGACAGTCTTCAAAAATGCAACGATCTTTTCTAACACGCTATCATCGGCGGGAGTGGGGGTAAGTTTTACGATAACTCTAGCCAAAATCACAACTGCACCAAGAACCGCCACAATCGAGCCAAAGTTTTCAGTCGCCCAAGAGATAATGTTATTCATATAGCTAGGCATAGTGTCAATATGCCATAAAGCAAGTTATTATTAGGCGTTGAAGTTGATGTACTTGCGTGGCCTCCAGCGAATGTGTCCTACAAACTCTCCTGTTAATTCGTGGTATGCTTCGTGGATCTCGATCTCATCCGTTCTCTTGCCGTCCTCCCCGACTTTTCTTTTTACATGACTGCAAAGGATGTGAGGGATTACACACATTTTTATGTCGGCTGGATGCCATTTGTTCCAACACAAAAACAGATCTTGAGTTCCTTTTAGTTCGTAGCCCTCAAAAGTAGCAAGAGAAAGTGCCTTCTTATTCATTATGGTGCATCCAAGACCAACCCAATCCGTGGGAACAATCGCACCTCGTCCGATGGCTGGATAAGCAGAGTCCATCCATCCCCTCTGTTTCCACCCCTTTGACTGAAGCTCGAATATGTTCCCCTTGGGTGGACAGGATTTTATCTTTTTATCCAATTCTTCCCATTCCTTTATCTCTGAATCGCTCGGCTTTTGCTTCTTTTCAAAAAGTTCCTTACCTCTTTCCTCACGCTTTTTTATTTGCTTCTTTAGGTCTGCTGGAATAATCCTCTCATCTTGCTTGAAGTCCTCTGCAATTGGATGTTGAGGATTTCCCCTACCACCGAGAAACTGACCATTTGGATAGGTGACCATAGCAACACCGTAGTATCCATCATCAAATTCAAGCGTTTGGAGCAAGACCTTTAGTGCGTTTGGCGGTACAAGAACATCACTCTCGATTGACCAAAATATGTCTGCATTGATTTCTCTGGCAAGGGAGAATGCCTTTTGCTGGATTCTTGCAATAATTAGCTGTGCGTCATCCTTGTAGGCTTTTTGAGAGTCCTCAACCCCAGCAGACTTTATAATATAGGTTGTCCATCCAGCTTGCTCTGCCCTTGCTTTGATGGCCTTACACTTTTCCTCGCACTCATCCGAGGTGTCCGTGCTTACTACAAGAGAACCAGAAAGCCCCTTAACAGATGCTATAAAATGCTCAAGCCAAGAGTCTATTGAGTAACACCATCCTTTAGTGAAGTACACCCCAGCACATATTCGCATTTTCAATTGCTAACAGAAAAACAAATACGCACAAGCATTTTCATCCTCCGTAAGTATTGGAATATCGCAAAAGCCCCCTGTTAAACGAATTATAATCTACGGCATCATATGCACTATCTATCCTAATTTTGTTTCTATAAATGTTGAAAGGCATATTAGACACACTTATTGGGAATGAGGATGTCGCAGAACCAGCAAATGTGGATTTAGCCGTGGTATATGCGTTAAGTAGGAGTTTATCCATATTGTACGATGCATTTCCCTGTAGTCCTTGAGTGAAAAATACATCTGATGCGTTAAGCGGTATGGATGGCAAATAGCTGTTTATATAAGCAGAATCAAGATTTTCAACTGCTGTTCTTGCAAGCCTAGAAACCGAGCTTGCTGAATTTGCAAGAGCCATAGCAACAGATGTTGTTCTTGTAGTTTGAGAGGCTGGATTATTCCCAATAAAATAGCTTATTGTTTGGTAAACATTAGTTGCCCCAATTCCGACATATGATGAAGATTGGCTAACTGTAACACTTTGATTTGATGTTGAGGCTCGATCTCCAGCAAATGTTCCATTATATACGCTGATCCAAGACGGATATTGACTACCATCTACACCTCCCCCAGTTCCTTCGGTGTTAAGGGCTACTAGAGCCAAAAGCACTAAACTACAATCTGCTGGAGAATAATTTTTATATGCAGTCGAGTAGCTTGGTTCTGCAAATGATGCCACAGAGGCTTTTTCAGTATAAAAAGTATCTGGGTTTGTGCTTTCGGGCGATCTGATAACTAATGCACTTTGCGGGAATATTGGCGCAAAGCTATATGCCCTTCCGTCTGGATTCCCTCCAGCATCTACCGTAATCCCATATACATTAGTTCTGTAAGTATATGGAGCAGTAGTTGTAACAAAACTTCGAACAACAAAAGATGTGGCTTTGTTTAATCCAGAAAGCTCAACAAACCTTGTAAAATTAGATGTGGTTGATATTGCCTGAACCTCCGAATAAGACGCACCTGAAACAGCAAAAACTGATGTATCATAGGTATATATAAACCGCTGGGATGCTGAAACTAATTCCACGGATTCGGTTGATGTTCCAGCCGTATATATAGTTGTATCTACTGTATTGGTTTTGATGAATCCATAGAGAAAAGAGTTAATACTTCCTATGCTGGCTCTCTCTAGGGTAGTTGTCTGAGATGCTACTGCTGAAGTAGTTATTGTGTCATATGTAAGAGTATATGAGTCTTGAAAGTTTTCATTAGTAAATGCGCTTCCAAAACTAAAAACATCTCTTTGGTTGGAAGAGGAAAATGAGTCTGTTTCCATCAAAATCTTTGCATATTCTGATATGTCCTTACTGACCGCTGTTCCTGTATATACAAGCCCAAGGTTTTGCGCTCCACCACCAGAATAACCAATCCATTCTATTTTAAATGATTGCGATAATCCCTGCACATCCCAATACACTTTACTGTCTGGATTGATTGTTTTAATACTACTAAGAGTTGTTTGTGTGTCCGTGTAAACAATACGAGTATATGTGGCTTCGCTATCTTCTAGTGGTCCATAAAAAGTTGCAGTTTCTTCCGTTGTTTTTCGAAGAGATACTTGAAGTGTTGTTGTTTCAGTTTTGTAGTTTCCAAAATATGGTGGCAGAGATGGATTGTACGGAGCAGTAGTTGTAATTAGGGCTGATACTACAAAATCACTATTTGTATAGTAGGTTGTATAAGAGATCCCACCAGAACCACTAAACTGAGATGATGCTGGATTCCAAGATGCAGTAAAAGTATATGATGTATGCGATGAGTTTGTTTCAACTTGATTTGTATTGTCTATCAAGTAATCACCAGATATTGTTATTGCTCCATCTCCAAAAATTGTAATTACTGACTCAGAATCAGTTGCTCCAGAGTTACCCGAATTCAGTCCCGAAGTATCCGCTGGTACTTCACCTCCAGTACACAGTGGGTTAGTTGCGGGAGCATAGACTAAGTTAAAACTATTAAATGCAGCCGTAGAGCCAGTTCCTATTCTAGAATAACTATAAAGCCCTCCCTCTGCTTCTTGTCCTCCTCCTGATGAATAACCAACAGCAGTTGTTGAAGAATATGAAATAATCCCATAGGCTCCAAATGGACCACAACCAGCCTCTGCTGAAAAAGTACTGCTGGTTAATGTTGCAAGAGCAGGTGATGATTGTGAGGAAGAAAAGGTGCGACTTGCGTAGCTCGAAGTGCTGGCACTCGTTAAATATTGTTGATAGGGCATTAGAATACCCAGTTATAGAATTGTGTATAGTTTCTTTCTCCAGCAACATAGTCATTCGCATCTTCTTGAAGTGATGGGGCTATTCTTGCTTGAAGATGACCGCAAGAAATTGTTCTCTCGGTAATGCCAGCAGTTGTCATATATCCCACCATAATATTAAATTGTGTTGGGGCTGTGTCGGCTGTAGGCTGAACTGGGGTTCGCAGGGTTGTGTCTTTTTCAAGAACGCTTGAGATAATTACCTTTCCGTCCGTTGTGCATTTTAAGTAAAAATAGTTATTTGAACTTGTAGTTACATTTGTTAATTTACCAAGCATATTTGATGGTAAAACTCCGTTAATTGTTCCAGCTTGAAATGTTACTTCATACCCAGATGTAACTGCACTAGCTATTGGAGTAAATGGGCAGAGAGTCGCCTCACCCTGTGGCCTCCCAGCCTTAACAGTAATGGTCGTTCCACCAACCCCTCTCTTAAAAACTCCTCCCACTATAGATTGAAGCTGGCATTCACGAATGCTATCTATGATGTTATTCATCATATCAGCCGTAAGCGGCTGGCCTCTTTGAACTTTTCCTATTAGTGCCATAAAATTATGTTGGAAGTGCTGGAGCTGCTACAGCCGTTCCATATATGTATGTGTTCCAGCCTTGCTCGCCAGAGGCTCTAAAATCTTGTGTTACATCGAATGCTTGCCCTCTCTTTACATAGGATATTCCAACGCAAAGCCAAGTAGCACCCTCAACAACTGCTGGAAAATCATCTGTGGCCGTTACAATTCTCCCCACAGTTGATAGGTTTGTTGCTGATGCAGTAACGGAAGTTGTAAATGATCTCCTGTAAACAAGGTTTGGATTGAGATACGATGTAACGCCAAAGAAATTTCTTTGAGCATTTTTAGAAAATCCAGCAAAAGATCCGTCATCATTATATATTACATTTGCCGATCCAGCCGCTGTAACGATACTTGAGCCACCACCAATATCTCCATTAAAGAAGTATTTATTGCTTTCTATCGGCTCTTCCCCAGTTGAGCTAGTCGAGTCTTGCTGAAGAGTTGTTCCCTCTTGTCCTTGATAGGTGACCGTAACTTCTGTAAATGCACCGCCACCACTGACTACATTTATTGCAACAGCCCTTAATGTTTGCCCCCCAATGCTTTTGGTTTGACTAAGCGTAGGAGTAACTACGGTTACGGAACGCAAAACCATATTCTTTTCCGTGTATGTAATTAGTCCTTCTTTGTTCTGCTCCCAAGAGGATTCTGGCATTAAATTCGTGCCAGTATAGCCGATGTATGTCGCACTCATTATGCTGTAAAGTATATGAAGTTGTTCCAGCCCTTTGAACCGCTTGCCTTATATTCTTCCACAATTTCATACTGACCAGAGTTAGTTCTTTGATTTCCATTGTTTCTGATATTTACTGAATTCTTTAGCCAGTTTCTACCAGATGCTATTGTGGGTGGGCTTCCCGCTGGAGTTGCATAGATATAAGCAACTGTGTCTGTAATCCCCGCTGTTGGTTGGCTTCCAGTAGAGTATATTCTTCGGTATTGAACTTGAGGACTCAAGAAACTTTGCACTCCAAAGAATCCGTTTTCTGCTGTTTTTGAAAATGATACGAATATGCCGTCGGCATCATAGTTAACATTTGCCGTGCCAGCCGCGTTTTGAATAGATGTTGTGTATATTCCAGTACTAACTGTAAAGGCAACATGGGATGAGATTGGCTCTTCTTGTACGCTTGCAACAACCTCATATACCTCTGGTGCGGAGGAATCTCCACCGCTATATGTTTTTGTGACTTCCGCAAGCCCATCTTTTCTGTTTACGGATATATTTGTTAGAGCAAGGATTTTGCCAGAAATTGAAACAGAATCTGAGCTTCCGATGTCTCCAGTAACAACATTGGCAAGCTGGTAGATGTTTGTTACTGCATATTCTATTTTTCCCCTATCAAAGTAGCGAGTAGATTCGCTCGCCTTAACAGGGAAAGTTCCTTTGAATATTGGGGCTGGCATATTAACTAAGGAAAGCTTTGACCATTCCCCCTTGATTCATTGATGGAACAAGTGCATTTTCAGTTACCTTTTTAGTTATGGGTTCAATAAGGGTTGCAACCTTTTCCATCACGGCTGTTTGTTTTTGAGTTTCTTTAACTATTGGATCAGCTGCCTTGAAAGCACCACCACCTCCACCAATTCTTTGTAGGCTGGAAACTCCCTCGGATGCCTTGCCACCACTCATAGACTTTACCTTTGCTCCTAAAACTTCTGCCCCAGCAATCTCGCTAACTGCTTTTTCTGTAGGCTTTCCAGCTACCGCTAATGCATTTAATTGCCCAACAAGACCAGAGGTTGCCTTTTTAGCTTTTTCTCCTTGAGCTGGAAATTCTTCTAGAGAATTTTTAAGAATATTAAATGAATCTGTTGCACCATTGACTGCGGTGCGAACTCCATCTGCTATGTTTTCAAATCCAGCCGTTATTGTTTCGTCAGCAAATGCGGAAATACCAGCCTTTCTTTCTGCAAAGTTAGCCTCCATGCCAGAACCTTTAAAGCCACCAACACCCATTAGACTTGCAACCGCTGGAAGCTTTGTGGCAAGTAGCTCTAGGGACGACTCAAACGCTGTTTGTATCCCAGCTTGCAAATAAGCTATTGGAGTCGCAAATGCCTTTACGAGAGTACCAGCTATAATAGATAATGATCCAACAATTGCACTTCCTATTCCAGAAAGTACAGCAGTAGATACATCTGCTTCTAGTAGCCTTTTAAGCAGATTGGAAGCAAATGTAAATGACCTTTGAAGCAAATCCTCTAATACAATTCCAGCAGTTTCAAACGATGCCTTCAAAAGATCAAATATCATTCCACTCTTAAATGCCCCAGTAAGAACCTCAACCCCAAACCTAATTTGTTCTCCTAGCTTTGCTCCAAATCCAGAAAGCATATCGCCCCCCTCAAAAAGCTTAAAAAGCTCAAGGATTGAAGGAGCTACTGCTCCAGCCATCTCAACAAAAAAACCTCGGAAAAATGACCCAGAGTCACGGAGTTTTGCTGAAATTTTTGAAAAGTTATCTGCATTTTTTGCCAAAGATTGACCAAGCTGACTTTGCTTTGTTCCTAGCTCTGCGAATCCAGCCTCTTTGAATACTCCCTTTAGGGAAGCTCCAGCCCTGCCAAATATTGAGAACGAAGCAGCTGTTTGTTCTGCTGATGTGGAAAGGTTCGATATTGCCTTGCCGATAATCATAAACTGCTGTTCTGGAGTCATCTTCATCAGATCGTCCACATTGAGTTTAAGACGAGCCAGCATATCGTTTGTAGGCTCTCCGTCTGCGTTTACGCCAGTTAAAGCTCTCTGCATATTTTGAAGCGCAACAGCACCAGACATTGAGCTAACCCCAGAGTTCTTTAATAGTTTTTGAAGGTCAACAAGAAATGGAATACTTGCACCTGTTCTTCCTGCGAGATTTTTCATCTCATCGCCCATCTCGATTGCACTCATTATTCCAATCTTAAAGAATCTATCTAAAGCACCAAATGCAATACCAAGGCCACCAACCGCCACTCCAACTGGTTTTAATATGCTTAAAAAGCCACGAAAAGCACTAGAAACAGCACCGCCAACGGCTGTGGTTGCACTTTTAGCCATATTTGCAAGGCCACTTGCTACCGAGGAAATCCCAGATAAGGCACTCTTTGTTGCTCCAGATATAGCTTGTAGTGCCTTTACGGCTCCAAAAATTGAAATTCCAGCAACAACAGCAGATGCTCCAATAATCTTAAAGGTTGGTGGAATCTTTGAAAGTATTGTTCCAACTTGAGATGCAAATGTTTTTAGATTTTGAAATCCATCAGATACCCTTTTTATAGCCGTTGGAAGTGCATTAAAAATTGACTGTAAATCTTTTGCTCCTTTTGTGATTATGCTGATCCTCTCAGATACCCCAGTAACCAAATCAAAAACTTTCCATGTAGTCCTTGCCACACTCCCAACGGCATTTAATGAGCTTCCGAAAGACGCAAGCTTGCCTTTTGCGCTATCAATAGCCGAATTAAATTTAGATACATCAACCGATATTGCTCCTTGTGCTGTTTTCATTTGAAGTTAGAGAATGCCACCTCCAAGGCTTTATCAAGCTCTTCTTGCTTCCTTTCTCCTAAGTATCTAGCCATAATGCTATTGGCTTGCTTTCTTTTATTTTCTACAAAATTACGACCAGCCCATACCGTGTTTGGGGTTTTCCATTGATTTGTGATAAACCACTTTTGCTTATTAAAGCTGAACCATTCACGGCCATTTCGCCCCTTGCTTAAAACTGCATCTTTTGACATAGCCTTTCTCCAAGCCTCTTTGCCCTTCTTATTGAGCCGTTCTGACGAGCCAGACAGACTTTTAGCCACATCGTTCTTGAGTGCATCAAGTCCGTATAGTAGCTCCCTGTCGTTCCATGTAATTGATATACTCATATCCCTAACTGTCTTTCTATGTCAGCTTTCCTTTTTGATATTTCAGTTCCCCACTCGGTTGTGATTCCATTCATCCTCCAAATACAATGCTGATACTGGAATCCCCTAGATAGTGGTAGTTCATTGAGTATGAATTCCTCCGTCCAGCCTGTTTGTGAGGCCAGAGTGATCACATAAGAGGCGATCCACTCTGGCTCGGCTAGTTTGGGCTTTCTCCTCCGCTAGACTTTCCATCGTCTTTAGGAGAAGCGATTGCAAGACCAGAGGAGCTAATGATTTCCTCGATCATCTTGCCAGCCTCCTCCAAGTCAGTGACCCTCAACTTGTCTGCCCACTCCAGAACCGAACCCCAGAACTTCTCTTTGCTATACGAATTCACCCGCACTTGAGCGATGGGAGCAGAGTGAATATAGATAAAGGAAAGAATATCAAACTCTGGATTCTCGCTTTCGCCTCCAGTAATTAGCTTGTTGCCGACCTTCTTGCAGATAAGGAGCGACCCAGCCGTGAATGGGCGTAGCTTCACATCTCGAATGCTCGCCTCTTTAGGCACAAAGGCATCAGATCGTTTCTGGCTCAACACTTCTTCGTCATTCATTAGGTCATTCATAGTTTTGTCATTATCCTTCTCTTTTGTTCAGCAGTTGCGTTTTTGGGGTAAAGAAGCGTTTTTCCTCCGTACTTTACACGCACCATCGGAATGCTCTGTTTAATAACATCTAAAAGCCGATCTCGGTTATGGGCGTATGCCCAAAGGTATGCCAAGGGTTCTTCGAGATTCATTTTTTCTAAGCCACCCTTCCACTTGTGAGCATCTCTAGTTACCTCATTGTTTACATCATCAAAGATAAAATTGACTTCTGTTTTTCCGTTTTCTTCGATACAGCAAGACTCATTATCTTTCAGCTTGTGACCCATCGTGAGCAAGGCACAGGCCAGCTTAATATTGTTTGTGATGTAAAGGAAGTCGCCAGTTTTAATCATAGGAATCTGAGGTTAGGAATCTGTGGGGGGGTTGTCTATATCTTTATGCTATTCCGTCTCGCTGAACGATCTTGTACTTAATTTTGGCAAAGTCTTCAGATGACTTGCTCAAATTCACTTCTTCCACATAGTATCCACCAGTAAGACCGCCAAAACCAACAAGATTTGTGGGGCTAAATGATCCACCTTGAGTTGCAGAGTTAGTGGTCGTGATGTAGCCCTCAAGATTGTATTCGTTCTTTTTCCCAGTAAAAGCCACGCAAGCAACGCCACCATTAATATTTTTAGCCTCCACCTTGTTCGAGGAAGAATTCACGGAAAGGTTGGTTGCAACCATCGTGCTTACCGCACTTGAAATTCCAAAACTAGTGGCTGTTCCTTTGATTATGGCTGCTGACATAAATTATGTTGCACTCCCTAGATTAGTGTAGCCAACGGCTGAAATCTGAACCTCAGAAAATCCATCGTTGGTAAGAGTCCTTGAGGCACTCTCGATAAAAAGAGTATCTACTCCAGTTAGGAATGTATTTAAAGTTTGAGTAAATGAAGCACCAATGCTTCCAGAAACAGAACCGCTAACAATCGTAATGGATGCCGAGCTATTAGGATTAGAAATCGCTACCGCTTGGAATGTTCCGTTTCCACCCATAAGCTCAACTGGGTCACATTTAATCGTCTCTTCGTAAGAGCGAACCACAGCAGATGACTCATCTGTAGTTCCGAACTTGAGAGTGGTAAGACCGATAGTTGTGAGAGCCATTCTAGTTTACTATTTGTGTCAACCTTTGCGGATCAAAGTTTCTCTAATAAACTCCCAAGCAAGAGTCATAAGTCCACCAACAATAGCAATCATTCCTAAAGCCTTATGCTTCAACGCTTCTAAAGACGATACCCTATTGGATAGATCGGCAAAGTTAGAAAGAGAAGTCTCGACCATGTTATAAAGCTGAACTTGCCGTTCTTCCATTCTTGCAAGCCTCTCCCGAATCTCTGAATCGTGTTTAGTAGGCATTTTAGTCTTTACCACTTTTTTTGATGATCTTACGGATAGCTTTTCTGGCTTCACGAAGCTCTGTTACCAGACGAACCGCTGGCTCTCCTTTTTTGATGCATGGCTCAAGAAATCCTTCGTCCCAGAGATATTGAATTGCTTTAATAACTTCATTTTCACGATTGTATTTCATATTTAAAGATAAGCCACATAAGCCACCTCAACTGTCACCTATCTTTAACGCATGGTCTGCGATATATTGTTCTAATTCTTCTTCAGTATCTGCAATAACCATGGTCAAGGGGCTAGATGTGTACCCAGAGCATTGTATTGGTTGAATTGTAATTACCTTTGTATCAGCATCATAAATCATCCACCAGTCTAATTCCGTAGTATGAACTTCATCTGGAAATGGGATAATCTGTTCTGCATTTACATTTTGATTGGAATAAATTTTCATATTAATTTGTTGTTACTGTCCAGCCTCTAGAGATAAGAGTAGCCTTATCTGTTATCCCTTGGCCAGTAGGTGAAGCATTTCCTGTTCCACCCAAATTCAAAATTCTAGTACCAGTTGTCTTGTTTGCCAAAACAAAAGCTGCTAAGATTGCGTTTACTGCGTTAGCCGTTAAAAGATTATTTTCCGCCCTAAAATCACCCAGACTATTAGAGATATAGCCCGACACATTTTCTCCTGCAAAGCCTGTTAATTGATTTGAGTAGCAGTAAAACGACCGAACATAAGCCCCACTTAAATTTGGAATTAATCCTGTAAGTTGATTTGAGTAACAAACAAAATTTTCTAGAAAAAAACAATCCCTTAAATAGGGAATCGATCCTGTGAGTTGATTATTGTTGCAACGAAAATCTATCAAATCAGTTGTTTGGCTTAAATTCGGAATTGATCCTGTAAGTTGGTTTGAATAACAATAAAAGAATTGTAAATTATTCAATCCACTTAAATTTGGAATTGTTCCTGTTAGTTGATTATTGTTGCAACGGAATATCCGTAAATTAGATAATAAACTTAAACTTGGAATTGATCCTGTGAGTTGGTTTGAATAACAAGCAAAATCTATTAGACTATTCAATCCGCTTAAGCTTGGAAATGATCCTGTTAGTTGGTTTGAGTAGCAATAAAATATTCTTAGATTACCCAATCCACTTAAACTTGGAATCGACCCTGTAAGTTGGTTTTGGAGGCAAGAAAAATTTTGCAAATCGTTCAATCCGCTTAAACTTGGAATTGATCCTGTGAGTTGATTGGAGTGACAAACAAAATTTTGTAATCTAATCAATCCACTCAAACTTGGAATCGACCCTGTAAGTTGATTTGAGTAGCAATAAAAATTTTCCAAATTATTCAATGCACTTAAGCTGGGAATAGATCCAATTACTTTATTATCAAAAAATTGAATATTTTTGAAATTACTATTTTGAGCATAACCAGACAGTGCTGTAATGTCATTGGAATTGCATCTAAACTCTTGTAAATTAGGAAAAGCAGATAAATTAATAGTTCCACCAAGTCTTGGAGAGCTTGTGCCACAGATAATTTTTGTAACAACGGCGTTGTCATTTTCAAGCTCAATACCATTCGTAGTCCCCAGAGTCTTATTTACACTCACCCCGCTTGTGAGGGGCGTAGTTGTTCCGTCACCCCAGTTTACAGTCAATGCATCGGTGAAAGTCGCTACAAATCCTGTAACAATCTTACCAGAAGTAAATAAAAGGTTAGTCCAGAACCCAAGATCAAGCCCAAATATGTATGGATTAATTAGGAAGCTCATAGTGTTCCTATTAAGACGACTTTTAAGCCTTTGCCAGCAGTAGTATTGCCAATCTGATCAATGTCGATAGTAATTTCAGAGTCGTTAGCAATAGAGGAATCTGAAATGACGGCGGGAGAAGCTGAGGTTAGCGATGTTTTTTGAGTCGCATCTATTGATAGTTTGGTCGAAAGCACACTAGTTCCGCTTTCGTTAATGTCCACAATGATTGCAGAGCCTGTTGGGGCGAGATTAACCGAGGCACGGACACCAGTAAGCGTAAAAGCATAGGGGGATCGAAAAGTAACTTTGTTTGTACCTACTGTAAGATTGCTTACTTCATCAGAGCAAGCAACGACCAATTCAACAAGCCTTGCACGAAATAGTGGCATCGTTTGTTCCTAACTAACTTGTGCTACTCTTGCCGTACCAGCCGTTGCGAATACAGCAGAGTGCGTGATTGATGCTTGGTTTAGTGGTGCTTCGTAGTAGTCACCAGCAGATAGACGAACTTGGTAGGAAAGTGTAGTGCAAGTTGTTCCAACAGAAATATGAAGATTCCCAGCACCTTCGTTAAAAATTGTTAGTACTTCTCTTGTTGCATTAAATCCAGCAAGAACAGTAGATGGCGTTGTGCTTGTAAAGTTGCTAGTCGTAACCGATGTTCCTTGAATATTTGCTATAGTGACTGTGTTTCCAATCGTAACGCTTGCAATAGATACTGCCTGTGTTGCTGGAAAATTAAGAATTGAAGTCGATCCCGTAATTGTAGCAGTTCCCAAAATGCTTGTTGATCCAGTAATGACTGCCGTACCAAAAGTTACAGAAGCTTGCGTAAATGTGACTGTTTGAGTTGCGGGAATATTAAGAATAGAAACAGAGCCAGTAATAACAGAAGTTCCAAAGGTTACTGAGGCAGTTGTAAATGTTACTGAAGGTGTACCACTAATAGAAGCGGTTACAGAACCAATCTGAGCAGTTCCAGCCCCAATAATAACTCCGTGAGTTGCAATCTGCGTGAATGTTACCGAGGGAGTGCCGATGATGCTAGTCGAACCTGTAATTACTGCTGTGCCAAAGGTAACAGGAGCTTGAGAAAATGTAACTGATGCTTGGGTAAAAGTGACTGCTTGAGTTGCTGGAAAGTTTAAGATCGAGGTAGAGCCTGTAACTACTGCCGTGCCGAAGGTTACAGAAGCAGTTCCACTAATTGATGCTGTAACTGCTCCTTTGATTGTTTGAACGCCCAAATCATCTACATGAATTGGATAAAGCTTATTGTCTGCTAAATTGTATCCACCAATTTGAATAGCTTCTGGTGGTGCAGAGCCACCAATCACAACTTGAGCGTCTGATAGATAGATTCCTCCACCAATCGTTACGGCAGAAGCTCGAAGCTGTGCGTCCGTAAGGCCACCAGTAATTGTTACTTGGCCTAGTGTGACTGTGATATTTTCTAGGGCATTTAATGTATTGGGCCCAAGTTCAACGCCCGAAACAGCCGTTGCTATATCTGTAATCCCTTGTGTACCGAAGGATATAACCGTATGGGCTGGGATATGAGCGTTACTTACAAGAATCGTTGAAAGCGTGGTTAAAGACTGATTCCCATCACGAATTGGTAGTGGCATATAGCTATTCCCCCTTGTCAAATAACTGCTAGATACTGCGAGTTTAGATAGTCGCTAAAGTCAAGTTCTGAAACTCCATCGCCAGTAGGATCTGGTGTAACGATAGCAGATATGACCAATCCCCTTTTCCAAGCTCTCTTGCCTATCTCAATCGTAGGCGTTTGTGATGAAATCCTTGCCATATAAACCTTTAGATCAGTAGAGTTATCTTGAATCTCGAACTGAAGGCTTTGCCCAGTTCCATATAAACAGGCAAAAATATCTAGATAGGTCGAGTCAAAAGTGCTGAATGACACTTTGGCAGAGCTATCGGAGTAATCTACCGCTACTTGCATATTATATACACCGCTATAAGGAGTAACTAGTTGGCCTATTGGCCTTGCTGAAATGGCAATATATGGGAAAAGTCTTGCCCCTGTCCGTGTGGTTGTGTAAACATTCACCCCAGTAACCGTAGAAAACAATGAAGCTATGGATTGCTCAAGCTGATAATCTGGAGAATTGGGCATGCTCATTTTGCAGTTACCTTAACATCCATCAAAATATCCGTAGCCCAAGTCCGTGACGGAGAGACAATCCTTTTTCCGATGTTTGTAATGTTGGCTATATAAAACTCTAGGCTGGTCGAAGCCGTACTCATTTGTAGGGCTAGGTTCGGATCGGTGTACAAGGCTTGTTGAATCTCAAAAAACTTTTGATCATATCCTTGGTTAGAAGATGTATCAGCCCTAGCCACATATGAAACTGTAACATTCAGATCAAAAATACCAGTAAACGGAGCAACCTCCTCGCTGTTTATTTTTGCATCTACATACACAAAGGGGAGAAGTCTTGGACTAGCCCTTTCCGATGTAAAAAAATTAACTCCAGTAACACCCGCCGAAGTAATGGCGTATGCTATGGAAGTCTCTACCTCGTTCTCAATTGAATTCGTCATCCAGTCGTAATCTCAGCTACATCAATGTTATACGAAACCTCATCAGCCGAGATCGACCAGCGAGCAACCATCCTCTCTGTCCCGCCGACTGTGCATAGAGATCCAATAACAGGGGGAGCAGACACGGCAGAAGCTGAAACGATGAGAGTTTGAGCGATGTTATAAACCTCTCCCCCGACTTCCAGTTCAGAAGTAAAAGCTAGGTCAGTCACGGAAGCAGACACGGCATTGGTAGCCAAGCCAGTCACTACGGTATAAAGATCGCTGATTAGCTCGTTTAGGTCTGTTCCGAAAATGGTCGTATCCAAGCGTCCTGCCATATTACATATATAGCTCTGTCAATTTCAGAGTAAATAACCACCTTGACCACTATGCCCAAGCATTTCTAGGGGCATTTATGAGCGATTTTAGGCCATTTAAAGGGTAATAATATTCGCCCCAAGCGTGTAATCGTCTTGATATACCCCTGTTGGCACTAGGTCATAAGACTCCCTAACGGCAGAAGCTATTATGGCTGGAGATGAGTTTATGCCTAGAAAGTTCCTAGCCCTTTGAATGAGGAAGGGCATATAGGCAACTGAACTACAGCTTATCGCCTTCAGTCCGTTAATATCAAGTTCGTTCGGGCATAGAACTACAAGATTGTCCTTTCCGTACATTTCGACGGCCTTCTTGACCACCATAAGCGGATCTCGCCTAACCATCTGGCTTATCCCAAATGGAGCAACGAGGTCATAAACTCCAAGGTCTGGAGCCATCCAAATATTATCTAGGACGATCCTTTCATCAACCGCCTCTGGAAACTCGCCTCCAAACACAAATTCTTCCCACCTTCTATCGCTTGCCCTGTATTCCTCATAAAGCAAAGGCCACACCTCCCTGTTGAACACATAGTCAAACTTTTCATAGGCATCGTTAATTTTCTTATGCTTTACATAGGTTGTGCATTTTAAAATATCGGCATATTCATCCTTGCACTCAAAAAATACTTCATCGCCCCTATCTGCAAACAGCTTTGCCAACGGCAACATTCTTAATATGTCGCCCAATCTCTGGTGATACTGTATTAGAACTTTCACCCAGCAAAATATTCGGTAACTTTATGCTGTAAGGCTTTTTCAGATTCAAGCAACTGGATCTTCCTGCCCTTTGCATCTCTAGACTTTATTGCCAAGTCTGCGTTACTTTTGGTATAGGTATCCAATTGCTCATTATCCATAGAACCTCGTAGTCTTGCTGGTACTCCACATCCTGTGCAAAAGTGCTTAATCTGACCTTCAAATTCTCGGATTGGCTTTTTCCACCATCCCTCAACTACTGGATGTCCGTTGTCCGTGCCTCTTGCCAAATCGAAAGAAGCCGCCACCTCACAAAAATATGCTCTTAGATTGCCCTTGTTCTGAACGATGGATGCAGACCACTCCCTGTTCACATCACATCCAGCGATCTTTTCCCACATCTCCTTTTCTGGATACAGGTCTTTTACTGCCGTCAGAAGGGGTGCGTGATGGGAATTTCCCACATAATATCCTCCATTGAATCCACGCTGATTGACCATTACATTGTGAAGGTCTTTCAGTTTTTCATTCGCCCTTTCCTCGTTGTGAGGATTAAGATTTAATCCACCGAATGTCTTTTCAATTACCTCACGATGCTTGAAGTAGTTGTTCGTCCATAGCCCCCTTTGATGTTGATTGGGAATCTCGTCACGAAATACCTCGCATAACTTTTCAAACTGCGTATGAACACAGGGATTGCCTCCAATCATGGCGATGATTCCACCGAAATCCTTTAGACTGCGAAGTGCCAAGCGGAAGTTTTCTGGGGTCATCTCCCACATGGAGTCTTGATTTTTAAGAAGGCGAGTGCAGTTAGAGCAAGCGAGATCGCACTTATTTGTCACATCAATACAGATAATGTGCATATGCTCTGGGCTTCTCATCTTGCCAATAGCAATATCGGCGTAAGATTGACTCTCAAGATTCTCGGCTACTTTTTCCATAATAAAATCCTTTTCAAATATATGTCTATCTTTGGCTATGTTTTTCTGCTTTTCCTTGATTTCACCAATAGATAGCCGTTGGATAAAGTCAGTCAAGCCAAACAAGTGTCGCTCCTCTGTGACATAGCAATACTTACTCCAATCAATTTTGTCTCCAAATGGAAACACATATTCGTCCGATACCAATATCGGTATTGAGCCATTCAGCAAAGCCTCTACAAACCGAAACGACCATCTGCCATACCCAGCAGGGCAAAGGGTGAATACCGACCTAGCCATAAGATCGTGGCAGGTGATTTCCCCTAGTTTTTTTCTAACATCATAAGGAGATCCGATGACAATCTTTTCGCTTTCATATTTACTCTTAAATTCAAGCAATCTCCCGCCACGGATATGATCTGGGGGAAGGTGAAGCTGGGTCATGCTTCCAATAAATGAAAGCAGAATATCTCTGTTAACTTCCTTTTGCTTGATCGGCTCAGATTGGTACGGAAGAATGGCTATGTCTTGCCTATGAAGAGTAGCCAATGACTCAAGTACAATTAAGATAAAGCGGTCATCCATCCAGCTATACTTTTTATCATAAGCTCGAAGTGGGTTAGCTTCGTGCGTCATCTCATACCTTGACTCTGCTCTTTGCCCTACATCTCCAGTTGAAACAAGGATATGCCTTCCCTTATGAAGATAGGCACAATGATTTACCAGAAGCTCTGGATCGACATTTGCGAATTGCAGTCCAGCCGTGAAGATAGGGACAAAGAAAAAATCAGCCTCATCTGGATTTTTTGTTTCGTACTTCTTGAAGAAGGTGTAAAAATCTACCAAGTACTGAAGATGCGGGTAGAGCCTATTTAGCTCTGCATAAAACAGGTTTTTCTGCCATATCTCATTTGATAGTATGAGATCGTGGTAGATAAATATTTTCATTTAACCTTTAGCCAGCAATCTCGTATAATTTCTGGAGCTTCAACAAGCTCGTCCACGGCACGGATTACTCCGTTATGAACTAAGGCATAGTCATGTCCAGCGAGTATCCCGCCCTTTTTAACCTTTGGCATCCAAGCAAGAATGTCTGCCTTCACGGATTGGTATCTGTGGTCTGCGTCTATAAAAACCGCATCCAGAGATTCGTCTGCGTACATTTTGGAGGCCGAAACACTGTCAGTCCTAATCGGATTTATAAGATTTATAACTGGCCGAAGATTGTCGATAAATGTTCCAAAAAGAGAGTTTCCCCTTATGTCGCTCATGTCCTTATGCTCCTGCGATCCAGACCAAGTATCCACAACATCAATCCGTAGCTTTTTATGTTGTGCCTCTACCGCTAGGTAGCTTGTGCTTGCTCCCTTCCATGCGCCAACTTCTACGATATGCCCACCCATTGGGGCAGACTCGACTATTCTTTTATAAACATCTTGGTAGTTAAACCATTTTTCTCCAAATTTGTCATCCATCCAGTAGTGCTGGATCACTTATTCCGTTCCTCGAAAATCTTCTTTCCAAGATCGTAGTTTGATTGTGCGTTATGGCGAACAAATACTTCGTCTTGTTGCCCATTGGTAAAGAATGGGTTCTGATGCTTAAACACCAAGTCCCTTGCCTGTACTTGAATATCTTTTGTTCTTGTGGTGAATTCGTTGTCCGAGAAAATACCAGAGCATTGTGCGTATTCTGGGGCAAACAGATTGCCACCCAAATAATCTATGGCTGGCTTTGTGCAGATTGCGATGCAAAGCAGATCGTCTGTTCGGTATCCGTCGGAAACAGCAAGCACGGCTGGCTTGGTTGGGTCTGGAAGCCTCTTTCGAATTTCCTCGTCCCACCCAACAGGGGGAATGAAATCATCCGATAACTGAATGATATATTTGCCCTTTGCCTGTTTTGCACAAGCATTCCACGCCCCTACACACTTGCCGTTTGGAACTATTACTTTCTCGTTTCCTGCGTACTCGTCGGCATCTACATCGACCCCAAGCAAATGCTGGATTTTATTTGGATGTTTTGCCATCGATAACCAAGCCCATCTTGCGCCTTGGAATCCGTTGGGTCTTGCCGTGGCATGGCATAGAGTAATATCGACCTCACCAAAGTTCTTAACTTTATCCTGTTGAAGAAACTCTACCAGATCGTTCTGCCCTAATGCCCTAGCACATCTCTCATAAAGGTCTGGTGCTTCCCATTTGTAAATAGCTTCTTTCGTAGTCCAGTAGGCAATATTAGGGATTGGAATTGAGCAAGCGGAACGAGCTAGAGCCAACGCTTCGTTATAGTGCTTTCGTGCGTAGTAGTCCTCTGCGATATAAAATAACGCCTCGATTCTATGAGGGGCTAGTGCGTATGCACGAAAAAGCTCCTCACGCTTTGCCACTGGGTCAGAAAGGCAACGACCAACAATAGTATGGCATTGAACACGGAGAATTGGGTCAAGCGTTGCATCGGCTAATGCTGTTTTTGCGTGTTGCATCGCCTCATCGTACTTGCCAGACAAGAAGTATTCCTCTGCCTTGTAGAAGCGGAACAGATAATTTTCACGGATAGCTTCGTCTAAAATCCTATGATTTCTAGTTACGCTTGAACCTTTGTGATCTATGGGTGCGTGAAGAATAAGCCCAGCGTGTGTTCCCATGGCTTTTGCACCCTCTGTGGATGTAGGTTTTAGCTGTTCGTGGACTGGGTATTTCCACTTGAACTTTTTATTGCGAGTGATGCGTTCACGGACAGGACACAAGCCAGCAAGGGGTACGGAATACCCAGCAAAGATACAATCGTGGTCAGTTAGTTTTTCACCGATAGCAAAGAAGGCTTTTTCTGCTCCTTCCACAAGAACATCGTCAGCATCAAACCACATACAAAACTCTTGGGTGCAAGCCTCAAGTGCCGTGTTTCGTGCGTCTGCAAAGTTATCTAAATGCTCCCAATGACTAGCATCATCTTTGTTTTTATAGACTACTACTTTCGCTCCAAACTTCTTTCCGATCTCCTCAAGAATTGGAAGCCCTTCGTCCGTATGTTTTCCCATGGCCGAACAAAGCACGATTTCATCTGGCTTGAGTGCCTTGAAAGACTCTAAGGCTCTTGCAATATATTTTGACGCACACTCCCTAGATACGATTGCGTAAAGGGATAGGGTGAAGGGGAATCTGTCCATCTGAGTATTTTGGTAATTTTATCTATTGTTACAAGCTTTTTTTACCATTTTTTCTCTGGGCAACTGGAGGTCTGTAATTTGATTTTTACAGCCATAAAACAGCCACATTTGTTGCATCTTCTATTTATATAGAATTCACATGAATCGCATACATTTTGCCTTTTTTGCTGTAGCTCTTCATTTGCAATATGGAATCCGTTCTTCATCCAATTTGCAATTTCACCTGTAGCACTTCCAAGCATTCTTGGAATAGAGGGATTCATTTCAATATGCATATTTTAGGAATCTGATGGGGTCTGACAAGCAAAACCTATGGCTTAAATTCTTCCCACGATCCGTTTGTAGGGGTTTCTGGATACTTTGTTGGATATTCCTCTTCTGGCTGTTGCTTGGTGCAAGAGGACAAAATTAAGAGCATTACTACAAATAAAAAGGGGAGAGGAACTTTCATTCCTCCCCCCTTTCTACATGAACTAACCAACCAATTACGAAGCGGAGTAAGAGGTCGTGATCAACTGCATCGCAGTAGAGTCGATGACCTTGACCACACGATTCGAACGCACCCGAAGGATGTTCGAACGGCGACCTTCATCACGATAGCTCTCAGCAACGAAGGGAGCAGAAGCATCCTCGCTCCAGACAATCGTGCGACCCGCACCGCCAGAGGCGAAATCACCACCAGCAGTTTGTCCAACCGCCACATAGGTTGTGGGGAAGATGAACGAACCGCTGAAGGCTTGACCTTTAGCAGCTGAATTCCTTGCGGCTTTTCCAACTAACACTTTCTCAACGCCAGCCGCGGCGGCGATCTCTTGCTCAGACAACAGACGGCGAGAGTCAGTCGCAACAACACCGAAGAACTGATTCTGCGTCAGCGGTGAACGCCGAACGAGATCGAATACTTCTTGGTTCATTACAACCGTGTTGGCGATCACGCCCTGTTTCAGCAAACGCTGTTTGGCTGCTGCCACATCCGCTACGAAGTTAATCGTGGAGAGGTTGGTAACAGTGTAGTTGACCAAAGCGGCTGTTGCGGTGAAGGTGCTGGCATTAAACAAGGTAGAAGCACATTCGGCTTCATGCCCGATTTGAATGTTGCGGAGGAGGATCTTCGCAGTCTCGGTTTCTAGGCCGAAAAAGCGTGACACATCTGACGCAAGTGCATCAGGTACAACCTCTTCCAGTCCGTATTCAACGCATGTGAAATTATCGTTATCGAACGCCCTCGAAGAGCGTGGATATGCGCTGCCGGGAGCCACCAAGGAGGCATCGCTGTTCAAAAGTTCAGCGTTGCCCAAGTTTAACTTGAGGTACTGTCCAGCACGAACTGGGCTGTTATAGATCGGGAACAAATCGGTTCCGATAAATCCCTGATCTGCTTGGCTGGCCTGAATGACCGCCGTTGTGATGTCGCCACGAAGAGTGGCGTTTGAGGTGAGATAAGACATTTTTTTATATTCCTTTCTTTAGCGGGTGTAGAACACTTCGATGACATCGCCAGACGCACCAGCGTTCCGAACGACACCAGCAGTGATTGCACCACCAGCAGTGGATGTTGAAACTTGACCATTGATCGCTTGATAAACGAGCGATCCAGCCGTCACCAAGCTCGCACAACGAGCAAAGTTCGAGTTTTGGAAGAGTTTAACAAAGCCAACAGAACCGCTAACCACATCCTGCTGAAGAACGCCGATAGCGTTTCCTGCCGTGGTTGCGACCTGTGCCGTGTTGTCAGTAGTAGTCATGCTGACGATGCTGTTGGCTGTCACCGTAGAAGCGAAAGCCAGCGAGGCAAAGCCAGAATCAAATTGAGTTGCCATAGTTTTGTTTACCTTTCTTTAGAAGCTTTTGCTAAAGCCACCAGCGGAAAGCTCTTTCCGATATTGTTCTGTGTATTTTCCAACACAAAGACGAAGAGCTTCGCCCTTGGAGATGTTATTTGCTTTCATCTCAAAATTGACCAGTTCCGAAAAGGTTTCGGGCTTTTTCTCGTTAACAGCGGGAGCCGAATGAGAAATAGGAGCCGACACCATCTTGGAGAGTTCGGTGCGGATTTCATTCAGCACACCAGAAAGCTCGATCTTGCCAGCCTCAACAGCAGACATTTCAGCTTTTTCTTCTTTCTTTTTCTTGGCCTCTTCCGAATAAGGAAATGCACCCATATCCTCAGTAGGATTACCTTCTGCACCTTTTTTGTCGATTTTAGGATCGAGAGCGGCGGAGGCCGACATTTCAGCTTTTGGCTCCTCGGTGGGAGTAGGATTCATTTTGGCTTCGAGGGCAGATAGGCGGGAAGCGAAATCTTCCATATACTTCCCGAAATCTTCCATGTTATAAGAAGGCGTAACCTTCTTTTCAGTGGTTTCAGTCGTAGTTTCCATATTACTCAAATTAACCTTGTCAACTACTATACGACCAGAATCCGCTGAAAATAAGCCTGTTGGGTTCGAAGCTGGGTGCTGAACTAGATCGGCAGAATAGAGTTCAGAGCATCTTGCAAGGTCAAAATTTGACCCATTTAGCTCTGATTCTCCACTGAACGAAATCGAAATCCCAAACGCATCTGGGATCTCGGAGGCCAAGTCCATGTAGTACTTCGCACGATCTTGGCGACTCTTGAGAAAAGTCAAATCAGCGAGAAGCTTGCTTCCGCTTTCGTCAATTCTGAAGTTAGTGAGTTTGCCGATAATATCAGCAATCCCTGCACCGTGATTTTCGTTTACCTTCACTCCACCCTTGAATTGCTCTGCACAATTCTTCACTTGTTCTAGAGTGGTTCCGTCGATTTCAAGCTGATGGCCTTTTGCCATGCCTGTAGTTAACACCGAAACTCCTTTTAAAGTCATATTGTTTCCCTCCTCGTAATTATATTTCTTATTGCCCTGTCCTTGAATAACTGCGGTAGGAATAGTTCCCGCTGGGGTACTTCCACCAGTGGGGTATGCCATTTCCTCTTCGTCTTCTTTTTCTTCGGCTTCGTCTTCATCCTCTTCCTCGTCCTCAGAGGTTGATTTTCCAATAGCTGGCTCGATGTCCGTAGAGTCGCTTCCAGATTCGCCGTCAGACTGGCTCTGGCTCTCTAGGTTTTCCTCGTTATTGTCGAAGATCTCGGAGGCAATTTCAGCACGATCAGCCGAATCTGGGAATAGCCCGATCATGTTCTCATCGGATACAAAACGACCCATGAAATCTGTGAAAGTCTCACCCTCATCTGGAGTTAATAGGCTCCTATTGGATGCAAGATTCTTCCTTCTCTGCTTCTTTTTTGCCTCTCTAAAGAGACTAGCCCCTACGGCATATCGCTGTTTGTTATCCGTGTAATCCTTAACAGCAGTGGAGTTACCCATGAATTTTGACATGAAATCAGCAAGAGACTCGCCTTTTTTGGGTGTAGGTAGGGGCATACACCATCGAAAAGTGTCAACTGCTATATGTGTAGTATCTTGACAGGCCAAGCACTACTGTGCCTCTATCAATAAATCACCTATTAGCTTTAGATTGGAAATCTTGGGTATGCAGAAACAATCCAGCCGATGCAAGTCCAGTAAGTATTTTTGCTTTTAGTGACAATGTAACCACTAATTTAAGGACGCTTTGGGATGGGCTTCCTGTTGTCTGGCAACATCCAACAACCGCAACAACACTTTCAATTGTAACGACAGCAGTTACAGCAGATACTGGTGGAAAGATTTTAATAAACGGCCTAGATTCAAATTGGAATGCAATTACAGAATCTATTACTCTTAACGGAGTCACTCCAGTTGTTACCACGAATTCATTTATTAGAGTAAATGGATTGTCGATGACCGCACCAGCCAGCGGTAGAACTTCAAATGTGGGAACAATTACAGCAAAGGCAAACTCGACTACTTTTGCACAGATCAATCCAGCCATCGGAAGAACGCAAGCTGGGGTGTATTCTGTACCCAATGGATATACATTACTTATATATTCTGTAGATGCCTTTAGTGGTGATGCGGGTCAAAGTAACTATGTCACATTCGATGTTTCAGTAACACCAAACGCATCTCCAACTCCAGTCACATTCAAGCTTTTGCAAACAACTTTTCTTGAGAGCTTTTCCGTGCAAAGGCTAGTGCCTCAAATTCAATTACAAAAAACAGACATTGAGTGGGAATTTAAGGTCAATAGCGGAACGCAGACTGTCAGCCTTATCGTGCAGGGAATGTTGCTGAAGAACGCAGACTAGAATAGCTTGAATACAAAGTGGATCACCAGCATATAAAAGAAGCTGGCTAGAATCCACCCGATGCAGATGTGTTTCAGATCTCGATAGTTCATGCTTCCTCCTGTATTGCCAGATCCGCTAGTTTATTCTCGATCTTGGTCTTAACGGCAACGATTGCGCCGTACTCGGTTTCGGATGCCACATTATGAGGCCATACCCTACTGCCATCCCTACCTAGCAGTACCCAGCTATCCGTATCTACTTCTACAGCCCTGTCGCATTTAAGGACAGCCTTTAGATCGTCTGGAAGGTTTAGAACGATTGTGTTCATGTTGCCTCCTTATACTGGCAGAAGACTTGCGATCTTCTGCTCAAGAGTCGTTTCCGCTACTGCCGTGCAACTACAGGTCTTAGGATCGACCTCGAATACCCGATAGAGTACTTCAATCACCTTGTAATAGCCAGCCTTTGCCTTGGTTGGCTTATCGCCTGTGATTGCCCACAGCAGATATTGACGGACATTACTGTTCTGGGAACCGTACAACTGGAATATTCTGGACGGTAGAATACCAAGTTGATTGATTGCTTTCAATGCTCTCTCTTGTTTGCTGTTCATGGTTTTTGTCCTTTCTGGGTTTCGGGTTGCTTACCAAAAGTTCGATAGGAGTTTTTCCTCTTCCTCTTTACTTGCAATATGGAAGCTGTCCTTATCGACTTGATCCACAAGTTTTGGATCTTCTTTTAGCCACCTATTGCGAGCGTTTTTATAGGCATCCCTACGGTTGATGCCAGACGCAGTGTTCCATCCACCATCCTTAAAGAAGTAGGTGTAGCTTTTAATTTTTTTAACTTGGTTGTTCATGGTTGTATTCCTTTCTGGGTTAGGGCGCATCTACAACTTCGAGATAGGTTGGCTCGAAACGATTCCAAGCCTCTACCGCCTCTTGCTTGGTTAGGCGAATTGCATGGTATTTATCGTGTTCTCCGAAGAATCCATCGATGATTGTCGGCTTACCACCAAACGGAGAGGCATGCTCGACTCTCGTAAGGTAGATTGGATCTCCGTATCGGTTGCTTCGCAGTAGGTATTTTTTGTTGTTCATGGTTTTGTTTCCTTTCTTATTGTGGCACTAGATTACATAATCCAGAGCCGTTTGGCAAGAAGAATCTTTTGCACTGGGAATAAACTCCCATGCGTCCGTGATCCGCTGGCGGGGAGTGTTGCGGATATTGTCGAGGATGATTCCATCGACCACCGCAAAGGCATGACCGCTACGGCGACAATAGAATCTCCCCTTCGAATACTTTTGAATAAATTCTCCAAGCGTAGTGGGCTTAAAGGTTCGGACTCCATCGCCATACCTATCGATTATTTTGGAAAAGCTGATGTTGCTTTTTTGGGCTTGATCCAAAAGCGTCTGGCAGTGGAACCCCCGCCGTCTCTGCCGTCCTGCGTCCCTACCGATTTTATGAGCCACGCTGTACTCGATGCTGGCCGTCAGAGCCAAGGCACGAATGGTGCAATCACGATATTCTTTCAATCGTGTTTTGCTCAACCCGCCATCGGTTTTGACTTGAGGAACTCCATGCTTGTTTCCGACTGGATAACTTTTTCCGTCGATCTGGATTCTGGTTTGTTCATTTGTCATGGTGGTACTGTACATCATTCCAACCCGCTTGGCAAGCATTATTTAATCTTTTTTTACCCCCTAAAATTATTTTATTTTGTTGTTGACTTCGAAGCCGTTTGGCAGTACACTCCTCCCATGATCAAAAACATCCAAGACATCAAACGGCTGAAACCCTCTGAAATTCGCAACCTCCCGAAAGCCGAACTGGAGGAGATCCTTCCTCTTCTTCGTGCCGAGTACAAAAGATATAAGTCGTTCGCCAGTCTCATTGAAAATGATTCCGAACGGCATGAAGCTGTAAATACAGAATTTCGGCTAGATGAGTTGTATCGTGCTGGGCAGAGTCGCTTGGAGAAGTATGCCAAGGAAGAGCGCAAGGCTCTCCGTGAGTCCAAGCAGAATTCCAAGGAGATTGAGCGCAAGCGGATCGAGGATCTTGCCTCTACTCTCCGCAAGAACTTGGTTCCTGTTGAGAATGCTCTTTCCGAGTCGATCATTGAGCGTGACAATCTCCGACTAAAGAACCAAGACAAGTTCTTCAAGTCGCTTCCCAAGCCCTATGTGATCTATTACAAGTCTAGACACTCGACTGATAACAGCGATGATAAGATTACATACAGCGAATTCCATCAGCAGTATGGCCGTTTCTGGGAAACGAAACGACTGGATTACAGCGAATCTTGCCCAGAGAAAGTCAGCAAGAAGCTAGGACTCGCAAAAAAGATCGAGAAAGATGCCAAGGATTACGCCAAGATTGCCTGTGATCAGTTTGCCTTCAAGATCGTGCAGAAGACTGAGCAGGAGATCAAAGAGCGTGGCACTGATGACAAGATCGTTTCGACCTCCTACGAGGGTAATGTGAATCCTTGGGATGGCGGTCAAGTGATCGTGACCACGACCAAGGGCAAGTATGTCTGGAACACCAAGGTGATTCTGAACTTCTCGAAATACGGACTCCCCTTCAACCAGTGGCCGACTCGGTTGGCCTAGTCCTTCTTGGAATCTTTGGTCTTCTTGATCTCTTTGAGTGCTTCGATCATGTTGTCCAGAGATTTGTCATCACGGCTGGACAATTCATCTGCCAGCGGATCAGTCGAAGAGGTTGCCATGGGTTGCCTTTACTGGAGCAGTGCCTTTGCTCCGATCTGCGTTTCCGTCTAGAGAATAACCGATGTCGGCTATCCCTTCAGAAGTTAATTTGCTCCAAGTGTTCCTAGCTTGTTGGGCAGATCCCTTGATGTAATTGTAGGGAACATAGCGTCCGTTGGGTTTATTGAATCGTTGGGAAGCTCTGGTCAAAGCCACTTTATCATCCACATCCACATGAACTATCCCGATTTTATATCCAACCGATTTTAGCGTTTTTGCCATGTCTGCAACCTTATTAGAGTTTTTACCAGTGATGTCGATCAAAAGATTGTGATTTTCCATAACTGCCCTTGGGAATACGATCTTCTCGGATATAAGCGCAGACTCCTCATGGAACGCACCAGCATTCCAGCCCTCGAATCCCTTTGACTTACCCTTAACCGAATCGGGATCGATCTTAGTTGTTTCTTTTCCGTTTAGGATCTTTTCTGCAAATGGTCTTCCAGTAGTCGTTTTCCCGCTGGCTGGAGATCCCATGAGAATTACTGCAATAGGATTGTCCGACTTGGCCTTTGGATTCAGTTCGCTTTCAATAACGGAATCCTTCCAAGCCTTATGTTCTGGGGTTGGGTTTTCAAATGTTTCTACGATGTCTTTCTTTTGGATGTATCGCTTGGGATCTCTGAGCGACCAATGGGTTACTGGGGCATTCTCCGAACCCTCTGCTTGGGCAACTTCCTTTTGCAATCTAGCCATCTTTTCAATTGTTGCTTTGGTTTTTGGCTCTGCATTTAGTCTTTCAATCTCTTTTTCAATTTCATCAATTGAACTGCTTGCTTGGGATTGTTTCTCGCCCTTGGATGATTTGCCCTTTGTCTTGCCCTTGGCTCCTCCACCGCCCCCTCCACCCTTCCCAGACCATCTTCCCTTTTCATCCCTTGGCTGATCTGCACTATAGAACTCAATCTTTTCTCCGTTGTATTGGAAGACAAATGACTCGACGGCTACTGCTTCGTCAAACTGGAATCCCTCGGAACCATCATCTGGAAGTTCAATCACGATGGGTACATAAATCAACTTACTGCCATCTGCCAATTCTTTTGTCGCCACAGGGGATGGTTTGGGGCCGTTCTCGTAAACATATTTCCTAATCGAATCGACCTCGAAGATCTGCATTTTTTTGATGGCACTTGGAGATACTGCGCCGTCCTTGGTAAAGATTTTTGACACAGCGGCTAACCCAGTCTTGCCCATCTTCTGAGCCTTGGTTGTTGGGATATTGTCGGCAACGCTTTTAAAGCCATCTGCTAATACGCTGATAATCCCGATCATCTGCTTCCCGCCAATCTTGGGTGATGACCCAGAACGCAGTACACCGTACTCCATGGCTAGATCCAAACTGTCCGTGCTGTACACCTTGCCACCACCCCAAACGCCACTTTTAGAGGGTTTTAGGCCGTCTCTTCGTATGTCTTTAAGCACATCTGCCGAAGTTCCGTGGTAGAGGGTAGTAGCCTCTCCAGTCTGCTTGCTTGCCTCCGCTGGATTATCTTGCGCCCATCTGGGTGTGGGTGTAGCTCCTTCAGCTATTGCTCCACCACCAGTCCACCTTCCAGAATTATCCCTCTGTTGGTTTGGATCGAAAAACTCTATCGCTTGATAGCTCCTGTAATAATTACGCCCTCCCCTTCGTTGTAATCCGAGATGAACTCGATTCGGGAAAGATCGCTCATAGTTGTCGATGATTCCTTTATAGGCTTTTTTTCCTGCAATCCTTGTGTCTCCACCGATGAACTCTCCAACGCCTCTGACTGCTTCTGATTTTCCATTTATTGCTCCTAGAAATTTGGCAACATTAGCGGTCAACTGCGATCCTTGGTCTAGGATTGTTACGCTAGTCTTGGCTCTGTCGCCTACCATTGTTCTAAAACTAATTCCATTATCTGACAATATTTTTCTGACCTCATCCATTGGCCTGTCTGCTGAGATTTTATGCAGAATATCGGGGCCGTCCTTCTTCTTCTGAAAGGCGACAACTGCTTTTTGGTTTAGGCTCGCCCCCAGTTTGGATGCCGTGTATTTAAGTTGGTCAAAGTCCTTCACTCCCTTTACATCGATCTTAATCGAATTCTCTGCGCCATCCTCCCAGTCACCCACCCCAGACTCGACCTTTCCATCCATGTCTTGCTTCTTAATGGCATCTCTTGCGATGCTTACTGCTCTGGCATGTTCTGGCGAATCGGTCATTTTCTTCGCCTCTTCGTAATTCATGTTCTCTTTGATGTTCGGGGAAACAAGGATCTCGCCACCGCCCCCACTACCAGTCCACTTCCCAGAGGCATCTCTTTCTTGATTTGGATCGTAGGCGAAAGTAGTTACCTCAAATGTCTTCTTTCCCTCAATCTCTTCACGAATGGCAACTGCAATTGCATCTGCCAAGTAGTCTGCCACATCGTCCATGTCTGGATCTTTTTCGAGCGTTACAATATTACCGTTTGCCGACATGGGGCGAACCCCGATTCCCTTGCGAACTATGTTTGAGACTTGCCTACCGCCTTCAACTTTTCTGTATTCAGCTATTGCCCCCTTTACGAATCCTCTTAATGCGGATTGCCCAGCAACGATGGCTCCGACCTGTGGATTGAACAAAGACCCGACGAGAATTTTATACCTGTCTCCATGTGCGCTTTTGACTGCTTCGATAGCCCCCTTCGATCCAATACCGATTGTTCTGGAAACTCCACGCAAGAATTGCTGGCCGTTGTCGCTGGCAAGCCAATTCTTAATTTGAGAGGCTTTAGAAGCACCATACTGCCCAGCCACCTTGGCTCCATTGGCAATAGCTGTAATGCCATCTACAGCCCCTTTTACGCTCGATTTTGCCATATCTAGGGCTGGATTTCCCTTTTGAGCCTTCTCGATAAGCTTACCCTTGAACCCCCCACCCCCACCACTCCACCTTCCAGATTCATCCCTAGTCTGTGATGGATCGTATAGGAGAGTTGCGGAATCAGATAATTCAAAGGTTTTTCCGTTGTATGAAAAAGCTTTTTTTACTGTTGGCGTGTTCGGGACAAATTGCTTCCCCTTCTTACTGCCCTCTGCCTTTGTTCGATTTGCCCCTGCCTTCTGTGCTGGAGTAAGCTTATCCCATACTCGCTGTGGTAGATACCTTTTATCTTTGCCCTTGCGTAGCGATGGCTTTCCGTCCGATGTAGTCCACTTCTCTTTTCCCCATTTCTTGAGGCTGGCCTGTGACTTGCTTCTTCCACCCTTGTAACCACCCCCAGCTTTTTCGTATGCCTGTACAAGTAGCTGTGCTTTTCTTGCAGACCATTGACCAGCCTTTCCTCCGCTTGTGCCACGAAGAATCCTGTTTTTAATTCTCTCCCGAAGTTTTGGTTTCGTGTATTTTTGAAGCTCTAGGTTTGCGCTGTCCGTAATGGGGCCTCCAACAATCCACGCACTGCAAGTTCTCATTGAGGCGCATTTAAAGTCGAAGATTTCGCAGTAACCCAGATCGCCAGCTTGTTCAACTTCCTGTGCGTCTGTTCCAATGCCTTTGCTGATGCAGTCCATGAGTTTCTTTGTCTTATTAAATCCAGCACAGTTCCCGCAACGCATGGTCTTTGCTTCTTCGACAGATCCCCCAAAGGTCTTTGCTTTCTCTGTCCAGTACGCTTCATTCGGTTCCTTGGGATTGGCGGGGCCGTATTGCGCTACATCAATAGCCTTTTGACGATTGGCTAAATTGGTTTTGATGTCCTGTGTAGGGAGTGGACAATTACTCTCGGCCATTATTCGCTCCGTGCTTTGTCCAATTGACCGACAATCTTTTTAGCCCTTGCAAGTCCTGCATCACCGCCCCACCCCATGTATGCTTGCCATCCTTTGCCTTGCTCGCTCCATGTCGAACCCTTCTTGTCCACCTCATGTCGTGAAAGGAAGCTGTAGATCCTGCGCCAAGTGCGGGGAGAAAGCTTTTTGCGTCCGATAATGTCCCTAGCCCTTGCGATTCCAACCTGTGTCATTCCACGCTGGCTGGCTGGCTTTTCAGCCCTTACCCGCAAGGCAGACTTGGCAGACTCGACCATCCCATCACTAGGGTAAAGATCAATATCAGAGATGTTTTGCATCTCAATTGCATCCAGTACCATCTCCGCATCCTGTGTGGTAAATTCTTTAGAGGTGCTTGTACGCCTAGCCCTAGAGGGAACATAATCGTCCTCTAGGTGCTGTTGCTTTATCTTGGCTACTTCTTCTTTGGGCTGTTCATCTGAAACCTGTGGCTGTTCCTCTGGTGCTGGTGCTTGCGCCTGTGGGAACGCTGGCATGGCTGGCTTGAAAGCCTCGGAAATAGATTCGATTGGAACATCCATCTCTTTCGAAAGATCTTGAGCATACTTCACCTCGTAGGCTCGTTGCCGTAGTGCCTCCTCGTAGTCCTCTCCTTTAGCTCCGTACACCTCAGCCGCTGTCCGAAGACCCGCCTTGAACTCGCTGATATTTGCTTGTGAATCGCGGCCTACATCTATGGTGCTATCTGAGGGGTAAATCCACTTGCCCTTCGTAAAGTTGCTATTGGGCGGGATCTTGCCCCTAGCAATTCCGTCTGCTATTACCAAGTTCTTAATCTTATCAAAGAAGCGATCCTCTAGGATATTCTGCCAACGCTTGAATGTGCGTGAGGCCAATGCCATCTCAAGCCGTACTGTCGGCCCCCCTAGCTTGGACAAATCGTAGCAGAATCCAAAGGGAAGATTAAAGGCCAGTGCGATCATGTGAACGATCAAATCCACATAGCCTTGGAATGCTGAAGAGGGACGATTGCTCTCGAACATCTTCATTTCAGAACCAGTAGGGATATAGTTGATTTGACCCCTCTGCATGTTCTCAATGTTCATCGTATTGCCGTAGGAGTCTGTCTGTGCTTGGTTGAAGTAGGATGCGGGATCATCAGAAGATCCAGTGGCATTCGAGATTGTCATAATGCGGAAAGCCGCGTTCTTAACGGCAAGGTTTTCGGCATCCATGGTTTCAGCAAGATCCTTGCAATAGTTTATAACAGAGGCCAGATGGCTACGACCACGAACTTCATCCAGTCGAAGGGGATCGTAAATGAATAGGAAAGACGATGCTGGAATCTCCTGTGCATCTGTATAGAAGTTGCCCTGCGTCCGTCGATAGACTTTGTAGGATTCGGTGCGTCCGTACTGATCGAATCTTACGCCACCAATATACTCTTGGCTGGATGTGGGATTATCGAACATGCCTCCAATACGATCTGCTTCTACTGCTTGTAGCCTTATATCCGAATTCGGATCGACTTGCCCATCAATAGAGTTTTGCCTTGTGATAACAAAGCCAACATCGCCGTCACGAAGTACGGAACGAAGAGCAAGATGGGAAAGGGCATGGAAATTATTCCTACCAAAGAAGTCGCACTTTTTGCACCAAGCCGACCAGTAATCCTCGTAGGATTGGTCAACTGCCCTGTCTCCAGTGCGGGACATATAGCGGAAATTACCAAGGGCATACTGCGAGAATTTAAGAAGGATTGACCTAATAATTGGATTGTTATCCTCTAGATCACGACCAGCTTTAATAAGCTCGATGCGCTCGTAAGTAGAATTGTATCCTTCGCCACCAGATAATGGCCGTGATGGCAATCTGTCTCTAAGTGGATATGCTCCAGCAAATCTGGTTAATTCTGTAAGCTTGCACTTGTCAGCAAGTCTCTTGACCCCAAACTTGGGGTTGATTGCGGTAATCGCTTTTTCTAGGAAGTTTAGTTGAGGCATTTGATTATCTTATTATTTATCGCTATTTATATCAACCACTTTAATTCCTGCCACCCCTTGAATAATCTGGGAAAGTGCGATTGATCCTAGCCCTCGGCCCCGCCAAACGATTGATAGCCGCCGTGCATTCCATTACTGTATTCTGTAGCTCCTGTAAATTTGCTCTCGTAAGTTGCCTTCCACCAATGCTATAGGATGCTCCAGTCTTTAGGATGGCTTCGATTGCTGTTAGGGTTTCTGTGCGAATCTGTGTAACTGTGGCTAGGTCTAAGCCGTAATATACACCTTGGATAGCCATGCTTTTGTATAGCTGTCAACTCTTGCGCCTATATTTACGCCGTTGTTTTACCCGCTTCCAGATAACTTCGTTTTGATCCAGATTACAAGAAATGGACATCATTTTGCTGTAGAAGCCGTATCCAAGCCCTGTTGCCAGCATGAAATAGCTGAATACATGGCCGATATAATAAAACACATAGGATAAAATTGTATTCACTCCTTTACCTCCTCAATTTCGATTTTGTCATTCTGGGGAACTGGCATGCACCCAGACAACATGGCTCCTACTAGGTTCATGCATTCTGCGTCCATCAAGTGATTATCCTTTCGGATTCGATGCCATACCATTTTAGTCCTGCCAGAAAGCGGATTATATTTTGCCCTCTTCACCTCTGCGCTTAAATGGCTGTGCCACTCTTCGGGGCAATCGTCTGGTATTTCCCACTTCGACATTTTCCCATTCTTCAGCAAGCTCAACATATCTTTTACTGATGGGTTCGACCATCGAATGACAGGGCATTTAGATTTTGTTAGCCCCTCTGCCTGTGCTGTTCTCCCAGTTCCAGATAGAGGATCTCCCCAGTTTATCGTGCTGTATGGCCTTATCATTCGCCCAGTTGGTGTGATGTGAACGAACTGCGCCGAGTCAGATCCCAGCAAGCAAGTCCACCCCCACCTACAAGCTTGGAAGTAAACCTCTCTGGTATTAGAACCACTGTCGCAAAATACCATTTTGTCGCCTACGCCCCAGTCCAGTTGCAAGGATCGTAGGGCATCCCATGATTCCAGCCTTCCACACCATTCCAGCTTTGACTCTCCGTTGTTTTTCCATCCACGCACGACTACCCACATGTGGAACCCCTTCGCCTCTTGAATGTCTGCTGTGATGATTGTCTTGTCGCAACCCTCAAATTTCTGCCCCATCTTATACCCAGATCCAGATACCTTCATCTGATTCTCCTCTTCGACCTCCACCCAAGGTTGCCCAAGCACTGAATTCACGAAATTCTGCAACCCCATGACGCTCTTCTTGTCGTTTAGGAATTGTACGCAAAGCTTCCCAAATGTTTCCCAAGGGGAATAAATGCCCGAAAGATGGTAGGATTTGACTTGAGGCTCTGGATTAAGGTTTGTTGGCTTCCATTTGCCCATTCTAAGCATCTTTGTCTTGTGGCCGTCAGTTATCCTTCCCTTGCACGAAACGCACTCATAATAGGCACTGGAGCGCACTTTTTCGTTATCCCACTCCCCATCTTCATTCTTGGCGTTCTCGTCCCACTTTACTTGAGGCCAAGTCAGTATTTGTTCCTCGCTACAAAAGGGACATGGGACATAGTAGTATCTCTGGTCACCCCTCTTGAAGCTTTGCCAGATATGGCCGTAATCTGTGGTTGGGGTGGATGTTTGTACCGTAAGGGATAAGGGGTAGGTCTTCGTCCTAACCTCTGCCAACTGGATAGAATTGGCCTCCTTGGATGTTGCCTCCGACATCTTATCAGTTTCGTCGCAAATCAATAATCCTACAGAGCGTGAGGCGAGATTGGCTGGAGAGTTACTGCCAAAGAACCAAACAGACATTTTATCGAAATGCTGTTCCATCAACTTGTACTTATCCAGATTCTTTGGCTTATGCCGTGCTAATGCCTCGCAATCGTCCACCATGGGCAACCAGCGGTACTCTGAGAAGGATCTGGCTAGATTCTCGTTTGGCATGACCCACATGGTAGGAATGGGCTTTAAATCGAGTCTGTACGCCAGCCCAGCTAGGATCGATGTAGTTTTGGCTGTCTGCGCCCCCCAGCACAGGATCATGGTTCGCAATCGCTCGTCTCTGAAGTTCTCCAGTGGTTCACGAACATATGGGGTGAGGAGGGTTGAATACGGCCCCGCAGTGGAGGACACTCGCTCCGAAAGGTACAGATTAGACTCAGCCCATTCTGTAACCGAAAGATCCTTCTTTGGTATCCAGAATGTCTGGGCGAGAAGCTCTAGCTCTTGCGTTGTCACAGTCTAAAATCCTCATAGATTGAAAGAAGTTTAGTCCCTGCTGGGTAAAGGATTTTCTCGTCCTCTGTCTGGCAAATAACATTTCTTGGATGCTTTAGAAGGTCAAATGACCAGTTCAGAAGAACATCATCCATCTGCATGTCAGTGAAAATAATGTCTCTGGATGGGCGCATCCTCCATAGGAATTCAATCCCTGTCCTGCTAATATTGTAGCGTTCTGGAAGATTCGGGGCGATCCCAACCCAAGAGCGCATTTTGAATTTTGAAAGCCTGTAGATAATATCTATGCAAGCTTGCTGGCTGTTCCCGCAAGACCACACAGGATAGCCCTTGGCACTTAGTATCTTTGAGTTTTTCTTTTCGGTGCTTGTGTGTGGAGAAAAAAAGAATAGATGCGGGTAGATCGTATGGCCTATGCAGTCTTCAGCTAGAAAGATTGCAGATTTTGCGTGTCTGCTTTTTTGATCTCCGCAACAGATGATGGCCGCCTCATCTGGCCTTTCATACTTATCCGAGATTCCCATGGGTTTCGTGAACGCATGCCAAGATTATATTGGCGATTCCCTCGATTTTCTTGCTATCCCCGATCTGCTTGACCTTCCCCATTAAATCCTTCAAATCCTTTTTTTCGACATAAAGCGGAATCATTTCCACATCGGCTGTCTCAATTTCCTCTTTCATGTCCTCAACTTCTGGTGGCGCACCAGTAAGCATCTTTTCGATCTCCTCTTTGGAGAATCCAGTCAGTTCAATGTTTAGTTCTGTTTGATCAATCTCTTCGAGTAGGTTTTTGAGTGCTTCGTTGTCGAATTCCCCCGAAAGGTTGTTGAGTGCGAGGTTGGCGACTTTCTCCTTGTCCTCTGGTAGATCGACTGCCCAGACATCGACTTCCGTGCGCCCCATAGCTTGGTAGATCTTAAACCTCTGATGCCCCCCAATGATCCTGTTTCCAGTCCGAACATTGATCGTGATGGGTTGAATGTCTCCAAGCTCTCCAAGGCTTTTCGTGAGGCGACCCAACGCCTCTGGAGTAATTTTTCGAGGATTGTAGCCAGCCCCTTGTATCTCACTAAGCTTTAACCTCAATATCTTGGGGTACTTGTTCATTTGCAGTTAAAATGGTTTCATTTTCGTCCAAGTCAACATCTTTCATATCCCCCAGCTTGCCTCCTTTCGTTTTCTCGATTACTGCGATGATCTGCTTCACCCCATCAGCAATTGCATCTTTAGCAAGCTCTGGATCGCTTGGGTTCGCCCTTCTGCAAACACTAGCCCCCAACCCCTCCATTAGATTGCGAATGGTCATCATGTATCTTGCAAAGATGTTTCTCGCCACATCTGCGTCTATCTTTGATCCCATCGCAACCTGTAACGACTCGACTTTGATCTCTGCCTCCATCCTGCTTTTCACTGCTTCACGATGCGCCTTGACCAAGCTTGGCAATTTATGGGTTTCGTTGTTTACCTGTGCGTTGTGCAAAATCGCATACGATACCTTTTCAGTATTTCTTGCCCTAGCCAAGCATCCATAAATATCGTCCCTAGAAAGATCGCCCTTGCTTACTGGAACTGAAGTGTCCTTGGGGATAACAACCCCTCCAGAGATGCTGTTCGAGGAAAGCTTACCAGATCGCTCCCTGTTGTTTTCCCTCCAAGCAGTTGCATTCTCAATCGTATCTGTTGGCATCCCCTTATTTTTAAGCTTCGAGATATAGGGCTGGGAGCATCCCCAAGCGTCTGCTATTTCCTGTAGTGTTGCCATTTAGTACCTATAGGTTCATTATAAGCCCAAACAAGACTTATTTGCTCTAACCCTGCTTTCTGAACACAAAGACTGGCTCAGACTTGTACCCACCCTTCGTTATTGAGCTTAACAATAGCCTAAGAGTCTCGACATGGGCTAACCCTTGCTCCAAGCATATTTTGACTGTATCGCTTTCAAGCGTTTGATGGGATTTAACATTGGCTATATTTATGATTAGATGGCCTCCAGCCTTTAGGCCAATAAGGCAGTTCTTGATGGTTTGACCAAGAAACTTCTCGTTCCAGTTTTCCTTAGATTCAAATTTCTTATAGCTCTGGGTTTCCTCGTTAGAATATTTTTCAGTATTAAAATAGGGTGGAGAGGTGAAGCATAGGTCTAGGGTATTTGGCGTTGGCACAAAATCTTCACTTCCAGATTTTAGGATAATTGCGTTCATGCTTGGGAAAAGCTCGCTCTTCATTTTCATCAGCCCATCGAATGTTTTTAAGCAAGGCTCAGTTCCAATGTACCTTCCAACAACTCTGGATATTAGCGCACCCAAAAGCCTTCCTCCATACCCACATGACATATCCCAAACTGTTCCTCCCTTTGGGCAATACCTTTTATAAATTGCGCCAGCCGCTGTGGGTCTAAAGTTCGATACCCCCTGCGTTCCACTAAAAGTCCTCAGTGCTTTTCGTATTCCAGATTCAGAAAAATATGTGCCTCTTTTTAGCCTTCTCCTAATGGCCTTCATGAATAGTTCATCATCAGAGTAAACCTCGAATGGGGTCTTCATCTTGTTGGATCTTACCTCCCATGAGTGAGGGAAGTACGACCAAGCCAAGGCCAACCCATGCATCGTCATTCGTATCTTGTTTTCCTCAATGATCCCATCACCACCCCTATCGAAGAATGCCTGTAGTTTGCCAAGCTCCTGTATTTTTTCTTTCTCTGAGAATTCGTAATAAGGAAATCCCATCGATCTGTAATGTTTAAAAATATCTTCAGCCAGCCTATTTGTTGCGTCTTCTGAAAGATATTCCCACTGTTCTCTGCTAATTCTTCCTTCGATCAGCATGGGCAACTTCATTAAATTATTATTTGTATTTTATGTTATAACTTAATGTTCAGTAAGTTATGTAGTTAAGAATTTAAGCAGGGCTTCGCCAACC